ACAATAAAGACATGGCCATCTTTCGAGATCCAACTGGATCCAGACGATACTGGCTGATGGTGCTCCTGGGTAAAGAACATCACATGGCATACAACCCCAAAGAACTGCTGGCTGTGCGCGACCAACTATGGGCTGAAGCTGTGGCTGCATACAAGGATGGCAAGGAATGGTGGCTGACTCCCGAAGAACAGCTCCTCTCATCCACAGAGAACAACAAACACAAAGTAACATCCATCCACGAGACTATGGTGCAGCAATGGTTGGATGATAATCACGGAAGATTCTTTTCCATCAAAGAGATGATGGAGGAGGTATACACAGAAGAGATTGCTCAGGTAGTTGGACCACCCAAACGTGTACCTACTGTGGTGCGACCCATGAGCTATGAAAACTACTATCCCGATCTGCTGAAGAGACTGGATGCTGTCCTCCAGAACGGGGGCAAAGCATGTAGAAGGAACGGCAAGAACAGACGAGGATGGTGGCAAGCTCCAGAACAGAGACAACCCATCGCCAGGATAGACGGTTCCCAAATATTGGGATGATTGAATAAAGCCACAGCATATACGTTGTGGCTTTTTTTTATGGTGCTATACTACTCTTGACCAAACAATGGAGGGGGTATGATGCCATTCAGAAAACTACTACACCAGGGTACGATAGCTGAGATCGCTGTGATGGAGGAGATCAACAGAGGTAGGGCTATGAGAGCTGTCTATGATACACCACCGTATGACTACATGCTGGCTACACTTGACGTTGGTAAGTACGACCCTCATGACATACACATATACTGTGCGCATCTCGATGAAGCTAGACAACCCAGACGTAACCAGAAGATCTGTACTGTTGAGGTGAAGTCAGCTATCAATGGAGGTAGATACCCAACATTTTTTGCTGAGATAATACAAACCAAAACACAAGGGTATGCTGCATATCTAGTACATCCACCTACATGGGTGGTGTATGTAGACATACCGACTAGAAAACATTATTGGTACGATGGTGGACTGTTTGCAGGTGCAGTCGCAGCTTCATACAACCAACGATACAAGCCACAAAATATAAATGCAGAGGGCATCACCTTTCCCATCAAGTCGGAAACATTTGGATACATTGAGTCCTACAAACAGAAATCAGAATGGGATGAGATCTGCGATCAGTACGATGAACTGATCAAGCAACGCATTAACATGAGAAAGCATACCATCATACACAAAGAATGTTTATTTCTTCCGACTCTTACGTAGTGGAGCTGCTCTCTTGCCTGCACTTTTACGCGCAATGTTTTTACGTTTCTGACCAGAGCTAATCTCAGAACGAGTCTTGGGTGTTTTGCTAGAGACTCGTTTCGATGGGCGACAGTATTGTTTCTTATTGGTCTTTGCACCACAGGCCTTACCAGTTCTGGTATCAACCCACTTCTCCTTTTCCCATCTCTTTAAAGATGCACCCTTCTTACCCTTTCGAACCTTGCCCTTACCCTTTCGACACTTGGCTATTGCCTGACTGGCACGAGCTGAGGGGAATACCTTGTATGACTTTTTTACCTTCTTGTAACAACTGTCTTTAGGCATCTTCAATCTCCAAAACAAAATGTTCAAAATGTTTCTTCAACCAGCTCGGGTTTTGTTTTACCATTTTATCAAGATAAGATTGTAACCAGCCATGCGCCTTAGCTTTTGGATCATCCTCTCCTTCAAGAAGATATAAAAACTCTATCCACAACAACTCATACTCAACATTTTTCTTGTACGATATAGCTCGGAAAAACCAAATCAATGACATGATATGTGGATTGTTTCTATTCTTTATCCAACTGTATACTGTATTGGGATGAATACCAGCCTGCACAGCAATGGCTTTTAAATCGCCACGCTGTAAATATAAAGACAAAAACTTTTTTATGTGCATTGATTAGATCCAGGGTCAACTCGACCCTTCCGATACTGACGCAGCTGCTCAATCAAAAACTTTCCACAACATGCGGTAGCTGCAAACTCTTGATGATAGTACACATCATTCCAAGTCAGGTCATATGTATATAACAAGGTTTGTATATGAGTGACCAATGCATCAAACCTAGGCTTGGGGCAATGGTAATCCTCAAAGTTGCCAGTGACACAAATACCAATGCTGTACTTGTTATGACCCTTGGTGTGAGCACCCTGCTTCTTGAGAGGACGACCTTCTTGGATCTCAGCATTATGGTCAACAACATAATGATAACCAATGCCCCACCACCCACGAGCTTTATGCCATGAGTCAATCTGCTCAACAGTTGTCTCAGGCTTAGATGCAGAATGATGAACCACTATCTTTTTAATGCTCCTCATTTCGAAGGTCCTCTCCTATGTCAGTAGCCAATACACCTAGGACGTCCAACAAATCACTGATAAGTTCACTCTTCTCATCAGCCGTAAATCCACCCTGAGCATAACGCACCAGCTTTCCAACCAATGCAAATATTTTTAACCAACTCGCTGGTTCAACTGTAATCTTTGCCATTATATTTCCCTGTAAGAATAGCCACTAAAGGAAGCCTTCGGTTTCTTTTGTCCGCCTTTGCGAGGCTTTACACCTGAGTATGCTTTCTTTTGTTTCTTACTATGCTTCTTTGCCTTAGGTTTTTTACCGTACATGGCTCCTCCATAAATGTTAGACATATTGTTTTTGCATTGACAACTCATATATACTATCTCCTAGTTCGCTTCTTTGCTGTAGGATTTTTTGTTTTTTTACCACGCGGCCACAAATCCTTACATGCCCAATAACGCGCACTTGTTTTATCCTTTGCCCCATCACATCTATGACGTGCTCGAAAGCTTTTCTTTGCACTATCAGAATAGTTGTGACCATAGCCCTTAGCACCATACTTGATAAGCTTTTGCCTACCTGCTTTGCAACCCAATACCACCTTCTTTTTTTTACCATAACCTGGCTCACCTTTTCGTAGGGCACGAGGTCGGTTGCACTTCATAGCTTTTTTATTAATCGACTTTGGCATTCTTTGTTTCCTTTATGTCTTTCACATCTGCTGATATCACATCCAGTTTGTCTGTCATCATACGCATATGCTCCTGATACATCTTTCTATCATAGTCACACCGTACCATCATTCCATTAATCTGATCAACATACAACTGAGATATATACCAAAGAGCTACACACGCTAATACCAATGCACCACCCTGACCCAATACCAACTCAAGAACTTTTTGTTTATCTATACTCATCTCATCACCAAAAAAAATGCGACTGACATTAATAGTATAACATCAGTCGCATAGGCACACACAATAATCCTGTTGATTATACCCAGTAATCAACAATAATACTTTCACCATTAGCTGGGTTCGCGCCAAGAGTTACAATCGTAGCTGACCCATTGTCAGTTACAGTGTACTCAAATGCATCAGCAGGGGATGAAGCTTTTTGCAACAAACGCTGACCGTTTCGGTATACTCGGACACCCTGAGCAAAATCCGAAAGAGATGCAGCAGAGATACGTTGCGTCAGAGTAAACGTAGCAGTTGATCCATTAGGCGCAAAATCATCTGTGTATGGACGCATGGCAAACTTAGCCATAGTCACAGCATTTGATGCCAACTGTCCAGCACCAACTCCAAGGTCAGCAACCTTAACACCAGACCCACTCTTAGATAGTGTAGAACCATCAAGATCAACAGTGAGATCTGATACAGCAGCAGACCCATTGTATGAAGTCATCGCAATACCTTGACCTGCTGAAAGAGCATCGAGGTTTGCTCCAAGAGATTTTCCAGAAATAGTACTGTTCGCCAGCTTGGCATTGCTTACTGCACTGTCAGCTAGGTAAATACCGTTGGCATCCTTAGTAATGGTACCACCAGTCTCCGCCTTGCATTTCAGATCCAGTTTGTTACTGGTAAACTGAAGCCCAGGGTTAGTAGCAAGATCCACAGCAATAACATCTGGATCTCCAGAACTATCGATGACGATACCGTCACCACCTGAAAAGGTGTCAGGAACCTGTGCATCAACATATGCTTTGATTGCAGAAGCACTTGCGATCTTACTGGCAGAAGCAGAAGCAGCAAGATTTGTTTCTATGTCGGCCGATTTAAGTTTTGCAAAAGCAACAGATCCATTATCAAGTTTGTTCTCATTGATAATAGCATCAATAATCTGACCTCTTACGAGTTGTATACTAGCCATGTTATCTCCTATATTGTTTTATATGTAGCTACAATAGTTGTACCGGCATCAGGTACAAATGCCATCTGTATTGTACGCGCATTAACTACAGTCACTTCAACTCCAGTTCGCTGCCGCACTCCATTGTAATATACCACAATGCTCCGAGTATTAAAGGGAAACGTAGTCACAAAGATGTTCGTTATACCATCTACCTGACTACTCAAATCATCCGATATATTGCTACCTCCAAAGGCTCCACCATTGTCACCACCAAAAGCATCTACATTGGAAGGGATACCCATCATACTCTCCAGGTTATTTTTATCTGCCGAACATTAAGAGTACCCGCATCTGTCTTTATCCACACATGACTAGGCCACGTATCTGCTATGTCAATCTCAATCTTAATCACACTACTGGTCTTGGTAGCTGTTGTTACACCCAACGACATACCCACCTGCGTATCTCCTATGATACACATGTCGCCACTACTGTCCTCTGTAATACGTACTGTCAATGCATTTGCACCAGACAATGTATCTCCATAGATTGTTAACGCACTCAATGTTCCATTCAAAACTGGAGCTGAGTTCTTACGTTCGCGCAACGTAGGTATAATGTCAAACACCTGATACGATGTATTAATAGGAGCATTATAGAGCTGGACCAACTTGTAGTGTTTCATTTGGTTTCTCTTTTTTCTGTCTTGAGAATACTGTCTACCCTCTTTTGAAGTTGCTTCATCTCTTGTTCAGGCGACCGAGATTTTGTTGGTGTAGCCAAACCTGAAAGAAACAGAATATATAATGTGCTCGAAAACTTTGAAGTATCCAACATCTTAAACGCTCCCCCCTGAGGTACAGCCGTTTTTAAATAACGAGACTGTGTGGGTATTGTAACAGATTCTACTCCCTCTGCGCCACTAAGTTTCAAACTCTGTTGTGCTGCAAAAAGTTCAGCCCTCATTGCATCAATGGATGCGCGTGATGAAGCTGCTTCTGCACCCTTAAAGTTATTTCTTATAACCATTCCCAAACCCATCATTCCCAAAATACGATGAACTTGATACAACTTAAAACCCTTTATACCTTGAGGTGTATCGGAAAAATCATAGTAATCTCCAGTGCTAGTCAATGGGACACCAGGTCTTTTCTTTGCCTTTACGAGGCCATACATGTCTATGCAATAAGGCATGTTGCCACTACGCTCACACTCGTATTGTAAATGAGATGGGAAACGAGTACCTGATACTCGATTTGCTGTATCAGCTTTGTAATATTTAAAAAGTTCTCCCACTACTGGACGATCTTCTACACCAACCTGAAAGATTGTTTTTGTAGTCATATCTAATAAACCATTTAAAAGTTGTAACTCCGATTGTTGTTCTTCAGCCGTCATATTATCAAACGATGCCATACCCAAAATAGCAGCATTGGTAAAAATATCAAACATTTGTATCTGTGGATTGGGAGGACCTGAAGCATATGTATCTATGTCATCTACTGTACCAGACCAAATGTTAAACACACGACCCAAGTTGGCATCAGTATAATCATAATAATCCTGAGCCATCTCTCTATTCAAAAGATCTTGACTACGCAGCAACTTCAAAGAAAGATTAGGATTGCTTACTTTGCTACCCTTATACAAAGCATTAATCATATTCGTTCCCATCGATACCTGAAAAGCATAAAATGGAATGTACTTGGCTGTGTAGTTATGCACCTTTCGAAAAAAAGAATCTTTATCTGTTGACTTAAACGCTGTATAATCCAACATAGACATTTTACTCAAAGCTGCTGCCTGATCAACTGAACGACCCGACTCAAGAGCTGCAACAAATACTGCACGACGATTAATACTGTCTTGGTATTTACCCAAGTTTGTTGTCAACAGATTTACATTGGGATTAAAATAATCGGTAACCTTCATAAAACGGTTTCTTGCCTTACCACTTATGGTAACATCTGATGCTGCCAACAACTGATTCAACTCAGTATCAAAAACCTCTAGGTCAGCTCGGGAATACTCAATACCTTTATCATTAATGATTGACCTTATTTCTCCTGCTGTATAATCTCTCAGTGCTCCATCAGACTGTTTTATAATGACTTCGTTAGCTGGTGCATACATCATACGATCTGATTTTACCAAGCTGGGTATACGTATATTAGGCTTGTTTATAGACTGAAAAAATCTATTAACAAGTTCCGTAAAACCTGGTGTTAATGATGCACCAATAATACGAGATACTGATGATGCCCTCAAGTCTGGAGTCAAAACTGGAGCCATAAGAAATAAAGAAGTAAATCTATTATTACCAAAGAACCGAGTTGTTACACCATCAACACCACCAAGTAAACCAGCAAAAGTAAGTCGTCTAAGAAAAGATGCAACACTACCTAAATATGTAAATGCCTGACGCAAAACATTTACATCCTGGTCACCACGTAACGAGTACATTTTAAAAAGTTTATCAAAAGCTTTATTTTCAGTTATTGTATTAATCTTTTCAACAATGTTATCATGGTTGCTACCATAAATAAACATTATATTTTTGTTTCCAATGTACTCTATTCTGGGAGTACATTTTTTAATGCTAGATTTTAAAGACTCACCAGATATACCGTATCGAGTAATAT